TATATCTTCAAATAACTTAGCTACAGGTCTTAATTCAAATCTGTCCCCAGTAGAAAACGCCCTAGCTGATGTATTATCTTGTGCTCTGACTACAGTTAAAGAGTCGGTTGACCTAGCTGTAACTTTAACAATTTCAAGATTGTTTGAAGTATCTATAAGAGTCCCATAAAAATAATCATCAGTGCTTAAGGTAGGAAATCTAGATCCTTCACCTGAAGCTAGAGTAATAGTTGTAGCAGAATCTGTAATACCTGCTGATAATGTGCTAAATCCGTTATTTGTAACTTTAACTGTCATATGCGTATTCTACCTGTTTAAAAACAATTTCTCTATAAAAAAAGCAGGTGGATCTAACTCCCACCATTTGTGTCCATGTCTGTAATCTTTCGATATTGTATGATGATAATTGTGCCAACCCTCACCCCAAGATAATAGACTAGCTAATATACTATTGTAAGACTTATCATCACCTCTTGGCTCTACTACTTGATATCCACCAAACTTTTTAGAGTGTGGTATGACTGCAAATGCACCTGCTGCTTGATAAGCACAGGCTGCAGGAAAACTAAATGCAAATATACCCAACATTGGGTTTATCAAATAAAGTACAAAAGCATAACCTAATAACATCTTCCAATAGTGTTTAGTAATAAACATATAATCTTTATCTTTGAGTATGTCTTTGACCATTGTTTTAGGTACAGTTATTGGATCATATAGGGTAAGCCATGCTCTAACATAACCAATATTGTGAGGTGCTTCATTATCTTTAATACCACCACTATATCTATGATGATATCTGTGCATAGCTGTCCATGATAATGGACTACCAAATCCGCATGGTATTGATAAATATTTTAATAATTTTGTTTTAAATGGTGTAGTTTCAAATGACCTATGAGATACAAATCTGTGCATTGCAATATTAACGCTAAATATCATAACAAAAAACCATGCAGCAACTCCATAAATAATATATTCAGGAAACATTATTGAACCTGTAATAGCTATTATGGTATTAAGTAACGCTAATAACTGTATCTTTCTTGCTTCTTTCATTAGTCCATCCTAGCAAAGTTATAATAGAAACCCAAATATCAAACTTGTAATATCTTAATTCTGGTTTGATATGATGGTTCTTGTGGTGTGTTTCATTAAATATTAAAGGGTAAAGTATAGGTCTATTCTTGATTCCATCTTCTTGATGACACATTACATTGATACCATAGTTAGTAATAGCATTGGTCATAGCACTAGGCAGTAACCACAAATATAAATACATCTCTAAACCTAGTAACGACAACAATATCAAGTTAATAGATAAAGCATAAAGTCCTATATGTTTAGTTACATGAGCTACAAACTTATTTCTAAATAAATCTATACATCTTTTAGGTTCAGCATAATGGTAATAACTCATAAATATCATATAAGGTACTGAACAATACTTAGGACTATGAGGGTCTTTTTTTGTATCTGCATAGTGATGATGAGTTCTATGCCAAGCACTCCATGTTATTGGTGTGCCTGTAAGACTACCTACAGAAAACATTGTTAGCACATTTTGTAACCATACAGGTGGATTCCACAATTTGTGAGCCGCATATCTGTGTAAGAATAATCCATGTATGCAATCACCTAAAAACCAAAACATAATGTAGGATATTAATAGTTGTTCCCATGTTAAAACGTACAAGCAATAAGGAACACTTGCTAGAAAAATCCAATATATTGAAGTTAAAATTCCCACTAATACTCCCAACAATGTCTAACATTGTTAGGGGAATCATCATTTATTTCTCTTGTATATGTGCCTAAACACACACCATCGGTTTGTAATCTTTGAAAATATGTATCTACTCTACTGTCTTTAACACAAGTAATTATATATTTAGATACACCTATAGATTCCTGATATGTTCTATGTGCTGTGTGCCATTCTGCACTATGAAATACTGCTTTACTCCCGTTTACTGTACCATTTAAAACCCATGCCCAAACAAAAGTATCTAATGGATTATGATTACCTACTATCCAATTAATAGGGTTTCCGTCTTTCTTAACTAAAATACCGTGCCTACTTACTGCCTCATAGTTAAACTGTTCTTTAGTCCATTCTTTTATTTGGTCATCAGTACTTAATGTACTAGGATACAATAATGTACCTGATTTAATATCATCTAATGATGTTTGGAATAAACTATCAAACAGTGTGTCATCTATTGTATCTGCTCTTTCAAATGTTATTGCCATAAACCTACCTCAAACTATTTTTAATGTGTATGTTGCACTAGTGCTATTTAAAAAATTATATAAAACATTATTAGCCTCGTCTAAAAGGTAAGAACTATTCCCTGCTGAGATTGTCCTATAAGTATCTGCCCCACTTGGTTCAAAATCTGATGTTCCTAAACTACTTATTCTGTAAACATACGTTTTATTATCATTATTTCTTGACAGCACAAAAAATCTCATTCTGTCTTTCAAACCATTAGCATCACTACCTGTTACCTCTATTTTCCCACTATAACCACCACCAACTTCTTGGGCTGTAGCATTTGTTCCATGTACAGATATTACTGTAGTATATTGAGAATTGTTTTCAGGATTTCTAACTGAATTTGTACCTGAAGTTACAGAACCTCTATTACCAAAACTATTCAGGACGCTACTATTTAAGTTAAACCCCCTGTGATATAAAGTCTCCCCTTTACCAGTTGTAGATGTCCAGTTACTGACTTGAAATGTCATAGTACAAAATGGGTCATCATCTGCAAATTTTACTATCTCAACATCATAATTTGAATTGAGATTCATTATAGGAAAAGATCCTGTAATATTTTTGTCAGTACCTGATGTACTAAAATCAATCTCACCATATCTTCTTCTTTTAGTTGTACTTCCAAGTTTTACAGTATCAATATCCATTCTATCACCTGTAACTCTAAAAGTAGTTGGTTGAGTTCCTGTGGTTATTATAGTATCACTAATAGGAGCTTGATATGCCCTGTTCAACCCTATTGTATTTGTGCTTAAACTAAAACTACCAATGTTAGAATTTGAGTTAGGTGTGTTTTCATGTCTACCATAAAAATATTTAGAAGCTTTATCTAATACTCTACCAGCAGTTACAGTACCGTCTGCTAAATAAGTAATGTTTGATGTACCATAAAAGTTGGCAGCCATTTGTATCTGTCCACTTGCAGCTGCATTACCTTTACCATATAGAGATGACATAGCTATTTGACCCGAGCCTAAACCAAACTCATTCCTAATATCACTAAGTTTTATTTGACCACTACTTACTAAAGGCACTTTTTAACTCCTTAATTTCCTCTTTGAGTTCCTTAATACAGTTAATTAAAAGACCATGTATAGCGTCATACTCTACTGTTTTATATTTCTTACCATCTACAAGTTTAAGTTCTTTTTCTCTAACAGCTTCAGGTAAAACTTTTTCTAATTCTTGTGCAATGATTCCAGCAGACTTTTGTCCATTGTGTCTTGTAAATGTAACACCTCTGACTTCATCTATTTTATCTAATGCGTTAGGTATTAACTCTATATCAGACTTTAATGCAACATCTGATATTGTAGTTGAGAAAGCAATAACATCTCCATCTACATGTAAGTCGCCATCTGATTCTAGTCTCATGTCTTCAGCGTCATTTGTTTTGAATCTCATGCTATTGTCAGAGTGATAGTAAGCTATTTGTCCTACATCTGGGTCATTTGTATCTTTAAAGTTTATATAACTTACACCTGTGTTTGCTGCTGATATATTCATTCCAGCATCTCCACCTGTGTTTTCTACTTCTAATAAATTAGCAGGACTTGCAGTTCCTATACCTACTCTGTTGTTTGTAGAATCTACTTTTAATGTAGATGTATCAATAGTCAAATCACCACTACAAGATATAGCACCTGTACCCGTAATATTATTTGAGTTTAAATCTAAATCAGCCGCTAATGATGTAAGGGTAGTAGCAGCATCGAGTAGAGATTGTGCTGTAATCCTAAGTTCTATTCTGTCGCCAGTAGAAAAAGCTCTAGCTGTCGTACTTTCTTGTGCACGAGTAACAGTTAATACATTACCGGATCTAGCCGTAACTTTTACAATTTCTAAATTATTTGATGCATCTATAAGAGTTGCTCTAAAATATTCACTGCCTGTTAAGGATGGAAATTTTGATCCACCACCAGATACAACAGTTATACTTGTATCAGAATTTGTAATGCCAGACGCTAATGTAGATATAGCATTATTAGTAAACTTTATTGTCATTTAAAGCCCCTTTGTTTTAGCTTACAGTCACAGTCCATGTAATCCCTAATGTATCAGCCGCACCTTTGTTTATCACAGAAAATACAGTTCTACACAATAGAGTACCACCTGAACTTGCATTTAATAATCCAGCTTCCGTAATAGCACCTGTACCTGTACCAGCACCAAATGATGCTACGTAGGCAACAGAGTTTGTAGTTACAGTAGTAGAAGTAAGAGCAACACGCCCTGCCTCACTACCTAGTGCAGTATCGCCAGCTGCAGCCGCAGTTGAATCTGTACCAATAGCCATGTGTGACATAGCAGCATCTGTAGTATCTTTTAATCTAGACGCAATTAAGTTTTTACCTGTGGTAACAACTAAATTAGGTACTACAACTTCTTGCTTTACGTTTCCTTCTGGATTAGTAACAGTAATTTTAAGTTCGCCTGTTACTTTAATTAAATCATTAATCATTCATCCGTCTCCTTAAGTATTAGCTCCAGCTGAAAGTGGAGTAGCATTACATACATGTCCACCCAACGAACTATCATCAACATCAGTATAATGGAATGTGACAACAAGTCCAGCGTTGGATGAATCGCCTTCTGTTATTTTATCATCGTTAACTATGATTTGCCCTACATAACCAGGTCCACCAATGATACCTGTATTAGGCTCATCTCTAGTAAATATAAACCCGACTGTACCATCAGATATGTTAACAAGTTCTGGATACATAGGTGTTGTAACCCCAAGAGTAAGTGTTGTACTTATGCTCTCAGACGCAGAAACACTGTCTGTAGATACTAAATCTACAGTTATAGAATTTACAGCATCCGATGGTATAACACTATCAGCCTTAACTATACTTGGTTGTAAAATTGAAGATTCAGACATAGTTACTGAATCAGACCTACTAGTCGTAAACTCTTTAGCATCAGACTCAGATGCAGATACTGAATCAGTAGGGACAGTATTTATAGTTTTTGCATCAGACTCAGACACAGATACTGAATCAGTAGGGACAGTATTTATAGTTTTTATATTAGATTCAGATGCCGTTACGCTGTCAGATTGTGGTATATCTGGCTGTAATGCTGGTGAATCAGAGGCTGATACTGAATCTGTTTTACCTGCAGGTGTTATTGTTTTAGCATCAGAATCGGTAACATTTATAGGGTCTGGATCAACATCATCATCACTTGGGTCAAAATCTACTGAAGAATTTATTATCTTATTTGGTGTATCAGTTATTGTTACTGAATCAGACTTAACTAGCTGAGCATCAAATACTGGGTCGCTATCTGAAGATGTAACAGAATCTCCAGGAATCAAACTAATTTCAAGAACTGGGGAGTCAGTTATAGATACTGAATCAAATTTCTTACGTGTTGGTACTAATTCAAAAGCTTTTATACCTAGCCTAGAAGTATTTACTGTAGCTGATATCTTATTACCATCACTAACTACAGAACTAACACTATTAACACTAACGCTAAATGATATAGCCGTTGCGGCAATAGCGGATACAAGTCTTATATTAGCCATTAGAAGTTACTTCTTACTCTAAACTTTAGTAGGTCATATACAGTGTGTAAATTACCATTGAAGTTAACTACTATTTCACCTTCATATGAGCCTTCATCAACATCTAATTCACCACTAGTAAAATTAAATTGTACTTTACCATCAGAACCATCATTAGTTTTTGCACAGCTAATCGTTGATAATACTGATGTCCCACCTACAGCTCTAAACTTTACTGATACTGAAGTAGTAGCCGCTGATAAGTCTAATGCAGTATTAGCCACATCATCGTTTAATGTCAATTGTATGAGTGGTAACTCATCTCCTTTTACTAATTTAATTACATCTGCCATAGTCTACTACCCAAATGGTTGTCCTTGAACTCTCATGGATGCTCTTCCAGCACCAAGATTAGCTCTAGCTCTACGCTCCGATAATTTAAATGCAAACTGTTTTGCATGATATGAAGCTAATTCTCTATCACTCCAGCTATTATCTGGTAATACCAACAAATGCTGTAGTGCTCCATGCATGATAACATTTTCTAATTCATCTAAAACTGTTTTATCCATACTTGTTGCTGATCTCAATGGTTTTAAACATACAATCATTCTTATATCATAAGTCTCAGCACTATCTGGTACTGGTGCTACTGAGAAATGATCGGGGTCTAACTGAGCTATATATCTAGGTTTTGCCCTATTATCAGTAGGTTGATTAGGCCATTTAGGATATAACTCATATAACTTATCTAAAGTTACTGGCTCTAATATTTCATCATTTACTGTAGCTGTAATAAATGCATGTACTTCAGCATCTGATGGAGACTCATATGCATAATCGTGAGCTCCCACAGTCAAACGTATTCTTGGTTGTTCATACCGCCACGCTAGAGTACGTTCACATGCTTCTATCGCAGCATCTCGAACATAATTCTCTACAACAGGTGTCGGACATCCTGGAACACTTGGTAGTAATCTATTTACTATATCTGAAAAATTTCTTGTTCCTGCCATTATGTGAGGTCCTCCTCAATCTTTTGCTTGTTTACTGGCTGTAAACCTGCAGTTTCTGTATCTGTAAATATTCTATTAGAAGCAGAAACTCCTAATGCTTGTGTAAATGATTTCAAAAATAATTCTGCTCTACCTGAATTGACATGCTCGTTATCAATAGACTCAGCTAGATATACTGTCCCATCTACAACAGCTGGTAGAAAAGCATCTGGTAGTAAAGCTACTGTAGTTGTCCCATCATAAGTAGGAGGAGATTGAGAGTACTCTACTTTTAATACCTGAGAAGCTGGAGCTTTTGGGTATATAAAAAATTTGTTTGGGTTTCTAGCATGCCTCATAAAATTTCTACATGCACCTGCTGCATCGTTAATCCATTGTGGATACGATTGATCTAAAATTTCTCTATTTGTTTCTGTTACTCCATTACCACCTACAACAGAAAATACTTCTATAAGTCTTATAGAATCACTAGGGGCAGATTGTAATACCTCATTTTCAGTGCATGTAACTGTACCCATATATGCAAATAAGTCTGGCCTCAATACTGAAATACGTTTAAGAGCTTGGTTTGCAAACCCTAAAAGTACTGTATCAGAATACCTTTGAGGAGTATTTTCATCCTGTATTAGCCTTCTAACTTCAGTAATGACATCATTTAAAATCATTTTAAAATTCTAATCCTTTTGTAGCTTCTTCAGCTAACTCTATATTAACAGCTTTTTCCTCTTCAGGAATCACTTCTGTTTTTAAATTTACCTTTGTTTTTCTACCTTTTTGTTTTTTAGGTAAAAATTTTTCTGGAAAAGCTTGTTCCTCAGTGACTTCTTCAGTTAATGGGTTATCTGCGAGTATTTGGTTCCACCCATAGACCTCACCATCTTTTGTATTTCTTAACCATCTTCCTGCCATTTATTTCTCCTTTTAGGTAATCGGGGGGTTAAAGTTACCCCCCGACCATTGTTACATTTTACTCTGAACAATCAACCATTACGGCTGTCAAAGTCATAACCGCTGCATCCGCAGCATTGTTAAGAACAACGTCAATCGTATCAGCTGCTGTGTAAAATCTACCAGACTCATAAGCGTCTGTACCTGCAACAGTGAGGTATGCTGCTGTAGCATTAGCATTAACACCGTCAAGATATCCATCTGGGTTACCGCCATCACCGACATCAACAGTCAATGTTCCGCCTTCAGCAGTTGTCACATTCAAAGCCACGTTAGTGACGTATGTGTTTGCAGGAACCCTGATTACTTCAAGTACATCAGCCGCTGCAAGAGCTGTAAGCCCTGCTGCTGCTCGTGCTGTAGTAATTGCTGCGAAGTCTAGCTCCACGCTAATGGTTGAAACTTTGTTTATACCTTTAGCAACGTGTGCTGCACCAGTACCAAGTTTGTAACCTTTACCATCGTTATAAGTAGCCATATCTAATTATCTCCTATGGTTATACAGTTACAATCATTGTAGCAAGAGCTTCTGGTTTAACGACTTTATAACCGTAAACTTGAAGGCCACGAATGATGTTACCGAAAGTTGTTTCTGAACGGATTGTTTCCATGTTTGTCATTTGTGACGCAAATGTGAACCCCATTGTGTGTCCGCCAATTACGCTGAACTCACTTCCGTTCTTATATAAATTGTGACTTACATAAACTGTAAATCTGTCAATCATACCTAGACGACCATTTCTTAATGGTGAGTTTCCATCACCAGTAATAGATGCATCTTTAAGATCTGATTGCTTGATTAAGCCAGCCATTTTTGCAGGTATTACAAGAAAACGCCCTGTTTCAGGACAGTTAGCTTCATCAAGAACTGTACCCATATCGACAATTTTACCAATTACGTTTGTAGTGGTAAGTGCCTCTGGAGTACCTGCTACACCAAGGTCAATGTTACCAGAGATTGCTCCAGCTGTTTGTCCTTTGTTACTTGCAGATACGTCAGGTAACAAATCAGTTAATACTCTTTGGTCAATTTTAATCTTCATACGCTCTGAAGCGTCTTTAGACCATTGATCCATCATAGCAATATCTGATTGTACTTCATCTACATCGTCTTCAACACAAGCGAAGTATTCGCCTTTGTCGATTAGCAATTGTAGTTTAGCTTTGTCAGGATTCTCTACTGTAAGAGTTTGACCCTTAACATAGGTTTGAATTGTTATTTCAGGAGTTGTACGGATATTGACCGTATCTCCCATATTACGAATTTCACCTTCGTAATCGGTGTTTGAGATTGCTGATAATACAGTTGCATCATAGAAATTCTCAATTAATTTACCAGACCATATTTCAGGTATAAAATTACCTGTATAATTAGGATGACCTGATGATGTTGCAAAAGCCATAATAGCCTCCTTTTACTATTAATTAACTATGCGACCTTCTCGCTGTGCAGCGAAAATGTCACGTTCCATTCTGCCACGCTCATCATCTCTTCCCTTATACTTACCTGTTCTAACATCTTTAAAAAATTTTTCGATGTCTTTAGGTGAATAAGTTTTAGCATCATTAGTTACAGGTTGTCCAGCACGTCCTCGTCCCGGAGCAACTTGCTTTTGTAATTCAGCAGATTGCGTAGCATTTTTCTCACGAGCACTATTACCAATACCACTTACACCTTCAAAAGTTCTAAAGAAATTTATAACTCTACCAACATCTAGTTTACGCTGTGCGTCTTCTAAATGTGTCTGGCGGTTAATACCTGTTAGTGGATCTACCTCTAAAAGCCAAGATTGAAAATCTGGATTGCTATTAGTCTCATTCCAATTAGGTATTTGATGGTTTAAAGTATCCCAAAACTGTTTTTCAGAATTAGTTTTTTGTTGCTGTTGAACTTGCTGTACTTGTGGTACAACACCTTTCAACGCTGCTATTTCTGCTTCCAGCTGTTTAACACGACCCAATTGTCCCGCTATTTCTTCTTTAGCTGCTTTACGCATGATTTCAATAGAATCACCATAGTCTTCCATTTCAGCATCAGTAATTAATTTTTCAACTGTTACTTCTTTTTCAACTGGCTTTTCTACTTTATTCATCTCGCTTAGTAAAGATTCTAACTGGGATACACGACTGTTTAATTCTCTGTTCTGTGCATTTAAGCTTGGAACTTCTTTATTATACATGCCCTGTAACGTTCTATACTTTTGTTCCCATGTTTCCTTTTTTTCTTCTTTGTCTGTTTCGCTGTGCTCTTCAGCTACAGACTCAGTTGCTTGCTCTTCGACACTGTCGGCCTGCGACTCAGCTACTACTTCAGTAAAAGCCTCAGCTTGTTTTTCTTCAGGCTCTTTTTCTCCTGATTCCAAACCAGCATTAGATTCTGCTGTTTCATTGTTGAGTTCTTTATACAATGCTTGTACATCCTCAGATTGCTTTTGAACTTGCTTTGGTATTGCCATAATGTTTCGCTCCTAACGGTATGCGTTAACTAACAGCTGTCGTCATGACTTTGCTGCATTATCAGGGGACTCTTTTATTACTGTATATATCTCTTTCAAAACCTGACACCGCCCCTGTGCAAGTGACACGTTTTGAGTAACATTAGGTAGCTGCTTCAACTCATGGTTTAACCATCCCTCTAACCATTCCAGTGTTTGAGGGTGTTGGCGTGCCATAATAGCTAAAGCCTTAATAACGTCTGGTTCTGGTCTAATCAAGATTGACCTCCAGTGTTACGGTTACTAACTGTGTTTGCTGCCATTCCACCTTTTGGGGAACCATCTGGTTGGGTTGGTGTTGGAGCTTGTTGCGACTGTGTCGCTCCAAACTGTGCTGCCATCCTTTCCTGGTATCGTCCTTTCTCCCTAGTTGGAATAATTTCATCCACAGGCATTTGCAAACTTTTAGCCACTTCTCTAAGAATAGAGGAGCGACCTTCCTTACCAACAATTTCCATATCAACTGGGTTGGCGGTTGCATTAAGGAATTCAATTCTACGAAGATTAACAGTTTCTTTAACTGCGAGATTAACTGCACCTTTTGGCAGAATCTCTACGTCTCCTTTAATGGATTCGTCTTCATCATATCGCATATTATACACAAACTGTCTGTGTACAACAGGTTTTATAACATCAGAATCTATATGCATAACTACTTGACGTATACCTTTACCTGCTGATCCCATCAGCATAGATAGTCCTGATGCTGTACGACCAGCACCTTTTACATTCAAATCACCATATACATACGATGGTATACCTGAATGATCGTCAGCTAGTTTACTAAATCTTTCATATACACTCATTAGTGTATTTGCATTATCAGCTGGCTGATTAAATCTAACTGCAGGAGAACTTGACCCTAGTGGATCGTTTGTTACCTGCCATATTTTCCATGGGTGCATCTGTGTAATATCTTCGTTAGGTGGAATCCTTTCTAGATTAACTTCAACCTGTGGCCCACTTGATATACCCATGTTGTTAACTAATGCACGAGCTGCTGCATTACATACACCTTGTAAATCTTCTATAATTTCTGGTATGCCTTTACCCCAGAAAGCTCCTGGGTGCTTGATAAATGATGTCTTAGCATATGGTTTTTCACCTAGTGGGTCATAGTTTAGTACAGCTTTGATAACATAATTACCTACCATCCATACGTTTGCATCATACTCACGAGCTTCATCAGGTACTTCTTCTTCAGTTAGCCCCCACTCTACAAGCATTTTACCGCTTACCTTACCCCAAAATTCTACAGCATCATATATTTCTGTAGGTCTATCAAATGCGTGGAACTTTCTTTCTTCTTCATCTTTAGCTAGTTCTACATCTTCTGATATCCATGAATCACCATTACCATAATCTAGTACTTCTCTGATTGCATCATCATCGTAACCTGGCACACCTATTAGATCTGCTAACTCTGTACGACTTAATGGATGATGCTCAAATAAGTATCCATCATTAATGTTAGTAACTCCGGGCTCTGGGTACATTCTAAATGGGTCTACACGTTCAAACTCTGGTGCTATAATTTCATCAGCTTCTACTGTGGTATTACCCATTTCATCTTTTGCGTAACTTAATTTCCTTTGCCTACGAACAATAGGCCCTTTAATAAAAGCACAAGGGTAAGTTACTAAGTCTGTAATAAAGTCATTGAATGATTCGCCCCAACCACCTTGTGCAAACTGGTCAGAGATTTTAGTTTTCATTCCACGAGCTCTATTGTCAGCGGCCTGCAATAATTTAAATCTATATTCTTGAGCTATCATTTCTTTAAGCTCTGCCATTCTAGCTGGATCTGGTGCTTGCCCTTCTCTTTCTACAATCGTTACAACGTCTGCAGCAAATGATCTTTCTATCTCTGCTAGTTGACTAGGTTCTAATTCGGGTATTGGTGTAGACTGCAAATCCCATGGGGGTGTTCCTGTCTCTAGTAATATATCACGAAGCCAACTTTCAGCTGCTCTACACTTGACTTCAGTAATCATCATGTAAATATCAGAGCCGCCTTGTTGTTTTATCTGGTTAAGTTTATCTGCTTCGTACTGTCCGTTTCTTTGGCGAAGACCTTTGAGCATAATATTTTCTATAGGTTTTTTAGCTTGACGTGCTGCGTCCCAGCATTTACGTAAATGAGAAGCAAGCCCTAAAATTAGAGGTTCGTTTTGCCTTTCTTCTAAAGCTTTCTTAGTAGCTTCTTTCTCTCTTCGAGTTAGCTCTTCGTTATCGATTACTTGTAATACCATATTTTATTTTGGCTTTACTTTTTTTCTAAAGTCGTAAGCTCCGCTGTCTCTTTCTTTAATAAATTTTTTCTCTGCTTCATCTCTAGCTTTTTTGAATTCAGGTTCATCTTCATAGAAAGATTGTTTTATGGATAAATCTCTAATGTCTTCTTTTGTTAACACAGTCTTACCATCTTTATAAGATTTAGTTTCTACGAGGCCACCCTTCTCGTATTTCTTAATTGTATAATTTTTATATCCTGGCATAGTTACCTCCAATTATTTCAGAGTATATACTTAATTTTACCTTTATCCAACAAAATAGATCTCCTGCTAGGGAGTAAAGCTAGCAGGAGCAGTGAAAGATAGTTATAAGTGAGAGGAAAAGTCATATAACTATAGTCGCAAATATGAAAGCTACTATTAGCATATCAAGTCCAACCACCTGCTGCAACAGGTTTTATCTCTCTTTTCTGTGTAATTAATCCATCTGCAGTGCTATTTATATGCAACATTAAGTATTGTAGGGCTTCAGCTACGTGTGAATGTTTATTTTTTTCTATGTTTCCGTTCTTCTTATGGAACCTATACCCACCCATCATTGCTGCTTTTAGTCTTGTACACCTAGGATCTACAAGAAATGCTGAGTCTCCATCTACTTGACGCATAAGAAAATCATCTACAGCTGATAGTCTAGCTGATACATTATTTGTTTTAGCTGGCATAACTCTAAAACCTTCAGCTTTTATAATATCTACAGCTGAACGCTCATCAGTCTGAGCTCGTTGTATACCTGCAGGATCTGATATAACTAATATCGGTGCTGCTGAAAACCTTTCTGTAATCAGTGGTTTTAAAACGGTACGTACAAATCGTTGTATACCCATGTCAAAGCTTACAGCTTCGTCTAATATTAATATTCTACCTCTTGGATCTTGCTGTCCTATAACAGCTGCAGGCGTTAATCCTAAATCCATACCAATAATAATAGGCCTCACACCATTTATAATTGGCTGTAAAGTTTGATCTGCCATGTGGTAGTCAGGCCTAAAGTATTTATATACAGGCTGACCTGCAGTACTTAGTCCATATTCACCATCAATGTATACACGGATATATTCATCTGATCTACCTTGAGTGTCGTAGTATCCTTCAGGTAGATTCTCAATGTTTTCTGCATCTTGACTTCTACCTGATGGCTGCTTGAATACGTCCCACCCATTATCATTCGGACTAACTCCATCCGTAGAGTCAAGATGTTCCATTTGATAATACCACCACGTATCCATAGTGGGAGGGTTAGTGTCCCCCCACATCCCGAACCATGTAGGTCCTCCATCTTTTGCTGATGGGAAACGACCAATACGTTTTGACATAGCATCTACGATATCTGGGTTAATATCCCGACACTCGTTAAACCATGCAAACGTTAATTCTAATGAGTTCAGGTTAGCAACGTCATCCGAATCATCAAGTGCTCTGAACATTATCTCGCATTCTACATCCCCTACTTTTAAAAAATATGTCTTAGTTGTTCTCATGTAATTACCACACACACCCGGTGGAAACCAATCATGAAATGTTTTAATTGTTGTATCTTGAAGCTGTCTTGCAGTCTCACGAACTATAGCCACCCTTGATCTTCTTATACCTTGCTTGTTAGGCTTTTGCATAGATGCTCGTCTGACTACCTCAAAACAAGATGCTACTGATTTACCAGAACCTACAGGTCCCATCAATACACGCATCTTACTGTCAGACATCATAAACTCTTTACATACTTTAGTTGGTGTATAATCTATTTCCATAACTATACCGTTTTGTCTATTTGTTGATAATTAACTAACAGCGTAACACAATATTTTATTGGATGCTTCTTAGACCTATCTATCTTAGCGTTGTAAGATAATCCCAAATCATATAGTGATCCAGTCAGTTCATTAAATTCGTCTAAAGTATTGACAATAGCTACGGGCTGCCCCTTATACGTTTCTGTAAATCTATGGATTACTTTCGATAAGTTGAGATTCCTCTGTGCTTTCTCCAGCATCGATGACCCTTGTGGTATGCTCTTGCCCCCCGAGATTAATCGTAATTTTGACTCCGCCACTTGTTTCCTCCTGTTCTTTGTTAGATGTTTCTAATCCACCCCACTTAACTGTAGATTTAATTAGATCTGCTTTCACCGCAGCCGAAGTCTCTGGACTATGAATTAATGTCCAACTAGTCGTAAGTAACTCCTCTGCTTGTGCACGAGCTTTAAGCTTAAAGGTCATTCCTTTTTCTTTGATCTCAGTTCTGTATGACTCTACTTTCTTTAAGAATACTTTATCTTTGTTGAAAATTATTATGTCATCTGCAGATATGTTGTGGCGTGTGCGAACCTCATCTAAAGATTCACCGCTGCCTTCTAACATAAGAGCTACATCAAATGCTAAACGGTCTGACCATTTCGTGTGTTTTAATGGAAGTGTGTCCATATCGGCAATCATTAAGGAAAATCAAAGGTTTGTCAACCAAAAGTCTGAAACTTTACACGTTGGTTTTTTTGGTCTTGCTATGAGAGGTTTACTTATATGGGGGGGTGGTTACATTTCGCAGTCCGACTACCCCCCCCTGCCTTGTCATGTCATATGTCTAGCTATGGTTAGAGAATATCTTAATACTTTACATAGATGTCAGCTTAAACTTGACAGAGAAAAATTAATCATGCAAAGTGTAATCAAGCTCAAGGGGAGCTTATTAACAAACATAGGAGAGACAATATGTCTAAACTATTCGATGGAGAAGTCAATATTAATATTGGTGACTCTAAAAACGGTAAGGTCGTAAGAGTTTACACCGACCTCAAACAAGGAATGGAAGTGTACTCAAATAAAAAAGGGAATGTCGAGGAAGGTCTTAAGAAAGCTATCAAAGCTGTCAAAGACAAGAAAGCGACAAGGTTGGATACCTACTCATTCTGGGTAGAGACTCTAACTCAGAAAGG